GAATAGGTATTCTAAAATGCCGAAAACAGGCGAAAACAGGGTTTTTCAGTCGCCGGGGGGCCTCCGGGGCACGCCCTCGCGCGCCCACGGTACGACAGGAGTGTCTTCTCTACTCACTGGATTTCTGGAACTGGAAAAGGCGGGGTCGTGTAACGTGGGGTAACGTGGGGTAACGTGGGAGAAACGGCTGTACACCGGAGCGATCCTTGGTAAGCCAGAGAAAGCCAAGAAGGGCCGATTTTCGGAGAAATGGATCTGAGAGTACCTCTGAGGCAAAAGCGATTGATTTTAGTTGAAGCCTATTGACAATCTTGACAGTCAACCGGCATAATAACCAGCGAAATGGCCATCGTTTATCAAGCGCCGAGGCGATATTGGGGTCGATTCGGCAAGGGTATGGAAGGCGATGGCACACGACGGCGGCGGCAAGCGAGATATGCGGCGTGGCAGAAGACAGAGCAATGGGCAGGGCTACGGGAAGGGGCGTTGGAACGGGATGAGCGGCAGTGCGTAGAATGCGGTGCAAAGCGGAGGCTACAGGTTCACCACTGGCGGTATCCTGAGCGGGTGGAGGAGACGGAGGTTGGCGATCTGAAGACGCTGTGCCGGTCATGCCACAGAATTGAGCACGATCTGCCAGTCATACTTCCTGCGGAGATCGTGGCGCGTGTAATTGAAAAGGCGCTGGTGAGGGAGATACCGCTGCCAGTTGAGGAGGTTAAGTTGATGCTCGGATACCTGGCTGACTCTGATTGGAACGATCCGTCAGGATGGCCGTCGAATTGGATAAGTCAGGCGCTCAAAGGGAGTGTCAGATTTTACTGCCGGATCACTTTTGGGGAGATGAGTTTCGCGGAATCCTGCCAGGTAGCAGAGGACCTTTGGACTCTGCGGCAGGAACCCGAAGAATTTCTTGCGTTAGGAGACCTGTGTGATGAACTCAAGCAGCGCTACTGGAACACTTATGTACGGTAGAATCTACGAAACGACTTACACCGGGTCGATGCGCGGGGCAGGGGCGGTGGTATTTGCGGTGTGGGGCTACGTGATAGCGACGATGCGTGAGGACAAAGGGGTCGGTGTGCAGGTGGAACTGAGGCCGACGAACCTGGCGTTTTACATTGGCGAGACGGAGGAGGCGATCTGTGCGGCAATCGAGTATCTTTGCCGGCCCGATTCGGACTCTCTCTGTGAGGATGAGGAAGGGCGGCGGCTGGTGCCTGTCGGGAAGTTTGTTTACCGGGTGGTGTCTGGGCCGAAATACATGGCCATTCGCAACGCTGAGGAACTGCGGGCGTATAACCGGGAGGCGCAGGCGCGGTTTCGGAAAAGGGAGCGGCCTGGGCCGGAGGCAGGGCAGGCGGACCTGGACGTGGCGGCGATGCGGCGGCGGCAGGAGCGTGTACGTGCGAAGATCGCGCGTGAGGAGGAGATCGAGGCTGGGGTACGCGCGAAGTTCAATCCTGGGGCTACCGGGGAGAGGAAGGAGCCTTTGCCTGGTGAAGAAGGGCTGAGTATTGGTGAGATAGTGAGGCGAAGGGTTGAGTTGGATCCATTCACGGTGGCGGACAGGGAGGAGATGAGCGCGAAGGAGCGGAGGAAGGCGGAGAAGGAGGAGGAGCAGCGGTTGGAGGAGGAGGAACGGGAGAGGAAGGAAGCGGAGGAGGCGGCAGCGGAGGCGGAGAAGAAGCGGCTGGCGGCGGAGGTAGCCGAGCAGGCGCAGGAGGCGTGGGCTGGTAGCAGCAGGAAACCTAGCAAGATAAGGGATGCGTTTGGGGCTGCTACTACTCCTACTACTCCGGATGATCCTGGTGATAGTAGTAACGGGGAGTAGTAGCTTCAGTCATTTCTCGATGAGTTTTACGCCGCACGCGGGGCAATGGCGGTCGTCAGACGCAGCCTTCAAAGCGATTCTTTCGGTGTTCGCCGAGTGGAAGCTCGCGTTCCAGGAGTCGCGTTCGGCCTTCAGGCGTTCCGCCTCAGCTCTGGCGGCTTCCAACGCGGTCTTCAGTCGCTCCACTTCGGCGTGGAGGTCGTCGTAGTTTGAGTGAAATCCATCGTGAGCGTTCATGGCTTCATTGTGACGCGGTTCGTCGAATAGTCGATTGAGTAGCGTTCGACGTTCACGCGCTTTGAAATCGCAAGCGTCTGGGTGGCGTTGGTCTCGACGATTGATAACCGGGCTTCCAGGAACGTGATTCGCTGATTCGCTTTCTGAACGCGCCAGTGTCCGAGGTAAAGCACCACAAACAGGCACGATGCCAGGATGCGGAGTTTTGTTTCGTTGGTCATAGTCTCATGGCTGTCCGGGCTTTCGTTTGACGGAACACGTTTTTGCAAGTTCGCGTTCCAGGTCGGTGACAACGTAATCGTAGAAGCCGAGCATCCAGGATTGGTCGCGTGGGTTCTTGAGCTTAGCGGCGATGCGGTGGAACCGGCGTTCGCGCTGGCAGAGGAAGCACTGGCAGACGTGATGGCAGGAGCCTGGGCCGAAGGACGGTTCGCTGGGATCAACGTGGGCTTTCATAGCTTGGGACGTTTGAGAACGAACTTGGGATCGCTCGGGTCAACCTTGTCGGGTTTGGGTTGCGGAGCGGGAGCGGGCTTTTCAGCCGGCGCTGCCTTGGGAGCGAAATGGCCCAGCACATCCGCGAGTTGATTCAGCGTGAGAGCTATCGTCGGCCCGGCTGCGCGAGCCAACTGATCCCTGATCATTTCGTAGTAGTGCAAACTCTGCTGCGCGTTCATGTTCCGCTGCAACTCTGCCATCTGCTGAAGCTGGCTCGCGTTCGGCTGGTAATTCATCATCGCCTTTTGCTGTTCGATTTCCCCGGCCCGGATCAGTTCCCCGAGCGGAATGGCGCCTGGTTTTGGCCGGAGTCCTTTGCGCATCTCCACTTCCTCTTTGTTCCAGCCGACGACGATCTCACCGGCTTCGTAGATGAATCGGAGTTCCACAGGGTCGGCGCAATCCTGAACAACTGCGGCGACGTGGCGCGCAAACACGGTCGGAACGTCAATCACCGTAATCGGGATCGCGTTGAGTATGCGCGAGGCATGATACACCACGTCACGACGCTTCATATTCGGCTCGACGGCCGAGAGCAGCCCGTCGCACGGGGCAAGTGTTAATGCCGTCTTTGCCTGCTCCACTGTCATATCTTCGGTTCGGCTTCCGGCGGAACATCCGGGCCGTCAGCCAACAGGTAGGTATTCTTTCCCGGCTTGAAGCGGTGAACACGGATGAGCTTGTCACCCTTGCCGTGGACGAAAATCGCGTATCCGCGTTTCAACATATCCACGATTATCCGTTCGGCTCTGGCCATCTCCATCGGATCGTCGCCGTTGAAGGTGATTTTAATATCGCCCTCCCCGCAATTCAGCACGTCCAGTTGTCCTGTGGTCATCATTGTTCTCTCCTTACTTGAATCAGGACGCCCGGAGTCTGCATCGGGCTGTCCACGTATCGCTTCATCAGAACCTCGGTGACGATCTGCGCGTCGTCCTTCCAGACCACGCCAGTCAGCGCGTCCTCGACCGCGCGCGAGAATTTGAGCAGGTCCGGCTTCACGATCGGGAATGCCGGCGCTGAGACCTTCACGCAGAGCTTGCCGAAGCTCTTTCTAAAGTGTCCTTGTGGCCGCGCCAGGTAGAACGTGAAAGCGACACGGAGCGGCCCATCCAGGAGCGGGCCGGCGTACTCATCGTTGGCGAACCGTTTCACGTCGCCCTTCCAGTCCTTTGATTTGGAGGAATCGTCGGTGACGACGGCAACCTGTTTGCCGTCGCGCTTGCGCGTCACGATGAAGGCGCGCTTGCTCCCCGAGGTGCCTGGTTTGCCGGGGACGAACAGATTCAGTAGGTTGATTGGGTCGCTCATGCCATGAAACTATTCGGGTTCAAACCCTCCCGCTTCCGCGAATGGAAGGCGGTCCTGGACGAGGAACGGCGGACATCCTCACTGCCAGGTCTGCTTTGGAAAATGCTTCTGGTGCTGTGTCGCCGAGGCAACGTCGGGCGAGATAAGTGGAGAGCCAGATTGAGAATCTGCCGAAAGTGTCCGATTGCGGATCGGGCGCTGAAGCGCTGCGGTCCTCCCGGATTTCCAACGGTCGGATGTCGCTGCTACCTGCCATTTGTTTCTCTCTTTCTCAAGGACGGGGAGTGCTGGGCTTCTCGGAACCTTCCACCAGAGGATCGGCAGGGCTTTGGATGGTAGGCTTCGCAGGCGTGAAGCCCTCGCAGTTTTCCAGCCAGTGCGGATCGTAGTTCGCCGGCCACATGAACCAGCCCCTTGTGATGCCGTGCGGGTGCGCTCGGATTTTTAGCTTGGCGACGGCTGCATCGTTCTTCCCCTGCAACATTTCCACTAGCGCGCCGAAGACGTTGGAGTCCTGCTTCACCAGCGGATGATTGCACCGGGAATGAGCATCGCCGGGAATGTCCCCACGGTAGATGCACTCGTAGCAGTTCGGGTTCATTCCATTGCGGCCATTTCAGCGCCTATCAATGCGATTGCAATGGCTGCCAGCGCCCCGCCAGCGATAGTCAATTCCCGGAACGTGTGGTAATGCCGCATCACCGCTGCCCGTTGTTCGGGCGTCAGCTTCTCGATCTCGGCCTTCACGTCGGCCAGCGTTTGTTGTTCGGGTGTCATCATTCCTCCACCACCTTGTCGTGTTCAGCCGCCCAGCCGCGTTTGATCAACTCGGCAATCGCCCGGTGCTCCTTCCGGAATCCCTGCGAGAGGTTTCCGACCATCCCCTTCGCGAATTCCCTCTGGCGCTCCGGCAGCTCCGGGTGGCGTGTGACCAATTGCAAGAGGCCGATCAACTGGATCGTCGCGGTCGCGCCCAGTTCTAGGGTGACAACGACCCTGTCCCCGTAGGAATCGAGTTGCACGCTTGAATTCTTGATGATGGTTTCGTCTCTGTCGGTCATGCCAGTGACGATAATCCGCGGGGAGTGCGGGCGTCAATGAGAAAGTAGAAAAAATTCTATTGACATGACGGGGACTACTCCGCAATCATACGCGACAGATGAAACGGGACTTGGCTAACATCAAGATTTCACGGAGCCTCCATGAACTCGCCAAGAAGCGCGCCGAAAAGACCGGCATGAAGCTCCAGCAATTTTACGATTTGCTGATCTCGCACGGGTTGAAGAACGACAAGGGCATTCCGCGATGAACGCGCATCGGAACGGCAAGGATTACAAGGGCGTGCGCAAGTTCGTCCCAGACGGGGTTGCCGATGCTGGCCCGGATTACCTTTTGCAAACGGTCATCAAACTTTGGAGCCGTTCACTGATAACTGCGAGCGGCTGCCGCTTCTGGCTAGGTGCGAAATCGAAGGCTGGCTACGGACAGATGGGCGTGTTCGGTTACGTCCAATACACCCACATCCTGGCGTGGGAGATTTTTGTTGGTCCGGTCCCAGCCGGGCTGGAGCTTGACCACAAGTGCCGGATGCCAGCCTGCTGGAATCCTGAACACTTGGAACCGGTTACCCACGAGGTCAATATGCTGCGGGGCGAAAGCCCTTACGCTAAAAAGGCCCGGCAGACACACTGCAAATATGGGCATCCTTTTTCTGGCGAAAATCTTGTCTTCAATTCTGACGGCACTCGGGATTGCTTGATCTGCCGCCGTCGGCGTTGGAGATTGAAAGGTCAACGAGAACGTCTCAAAAAGTTACAGCAATATGGAAACACACCCGTCATCATCTAATCCCTTCGCAGTTGCAGCAGGCCCGACCAACGCCATTGTCCAAGTCGCCCAATCCAAGGACGCGCAGGAAATGCAAGCGGCCCTGGTTGTGGCAAAAAAGTATCCCCGTGATGAACACGAGGCGTTTCAGCGCGTCATTACAGCGTGCAAACGCCGCACTTTGGCGGAAGAAGCCAGCTACCTTTACTCGCGCGGAGGCACGCAGATTACCGGCGCGTCCATCCGATTGCTGGAAGCCGTTGCTGTCGCGTGGGGAAACATCCAGTCGGGCGTCGTGGAATTGAGCAATGAGAACGGAGAGAGCCGAGTGCAATGTTTCGGATGGGATATTCAGACGAATGTGTATGATTCAAAGACGTTCACGGTGCGCCACGAGCGCTACAGCAAGGAAGGCGTTACCAAGCTGACTGACCCACGCGACCAATACGAGTTAGTGGCCAATTTCGCCGCACGGCGCAAGCGCGCCTGCCTTGAAGCCGTGATCCCGCGAGATGTGATTGATGCCGCCCTTGAGCAGTGCGACAAGACCCTCAAGGCCGGGCACACTGAACCGATCACCGACCGGGTCCGGAAGATCGTGACTGCATTCGGTGAGTTGGGCGTCACGATGGAAATGATCGAGCGCCGTCTCCAGCACAAGTTGGAGGCCGTGATCGAACAGGAAGTCGTCATCCTCCGGAAGATTTACACGTCCCTGAAGGACGGCATGGGCAAGAGGGAAGACTTCTTTGATCTGACGGCGACGCCCAAGCCGGCGAAGTTCGATGAGAAGAAGAAGGAGGAGGAGAAAAAGAAGGATGAAAAAGCCGAGTCCGAAGCTGGCCTTGCCCCGGCGAAAGCTGCCGAAACCCAAACCACGACGGCGCCAGCAGAGACCAAGCCCGCAGAAACCAAGTCCGCAGATCCGGTCGGGACGGTGACGACACCAGCGGCGGTCACCGGGATGACCCCGGCGCAGGAACGAATGGCGAAGGCGCGGGCAGGGATCGGTAAGAAGAAGTCGGCCATGTCCGATCCGCCCACGGAACCGGAACCGCCACCAGCGGAACCCGAACCCGAACAGCCCCAGCCCCCGCAGGAGCAACAACCTGAGTTGCCGGGTGGTGGTCAACCGGTCCCCAACCTTCACGATCAGACCTACGAGATGTTGAAGGCTCAGAACGTCACGGAACAGGAAGTACTTGGCGTCCTGAAACGCCGGGACATCTGCGACGCGAAGATCGAGCAGTTGGTTCAGCTACCGGATGACATCCTCACCGACCTTCTGGACAACGCGCAGATCATCGCCGCCCAGGTCCGGATGGACAAGAAGGCGGCGGCTCGGAAATGAGCAAACACCTGAAACTTATGGCCAAACCGAAAACAAATGCCGGGTTCGCTGCAGCGCTTGGTTCGGCTGACGCGACCGAGGCTGACTATTGCGAAATCTGCACGAGAGAAAGAGCCAGATGCTGCTGTAGAGGCATACAGCCCTACGCCATGTCAGTTTATCCAGGCGAACACAACCTCGTCCCAACGCATCCCGCGAACGGAGGCGAGCAGTGGTACAAACGCGACGACGTGGACGCAAAACTCGACGAACTGGAAAAGCGCATGTCCGCGCAGCCGAACGACCCAAGCTCACCGACGGCGGGGAAGAAACCATGATCTTGAAACCCAACCGCAATCCCGCCGTTCGGTGCAGCGCTTGGTTAGGCCAATTATGACACAACAAACAACCATCCTTTCTGGCATCGGCTACAACGTAACCATCGCCGACAGCCAAGTGATCTTTGATGAAGCAATCTGCATTCATGGTCATCACACACAATTCGCTTTTGAACGGCCACACGACATCAACGAAAGCCCTGGAATCTGGTGGCTCGTCCATCTGGATACAAGCAGTCAAAGAATACCATCATCGCACATCGTCGCCGCCCATAACTGGTGTTGCGAGATGTTCGGTAAGAGCTTTGAACCATACAAAGGCGCATTGGCCTAACTACCAAGCTCACCGACGCCGGGAAGAAAACGCTATGACTTCAACCGAGACGACTCCCCGGCGTTCGGTGCAGCGCGTGGTTCGGCGGAATTGCTTATGAGCGACTGGGCATTGCTGAACAAGCATCGTGTGAAAGCGGGAACGCTGACGATACCTCCGCAGTACTGGTCGGACGACAGCTACGGCTTCAACGGTCTCTTTCGACTACCGAAGGACGGTGAAATAGTCCGGTGCATCGCCAGCGATGGAACAGATTTTGAGGATGAGCGTTTCAAATGGCAACACGTCTCCGTATCCGTGGAGATGGATAAGAGTCCGCCGCGCTGGGGCCTCATGTGCTGGGTAAAAGAGTTATTCTGGGAACCGGAGGACTGGGTTTGTCAGTTCCACCCCGCCAAAAGCGAATACGTGAACTATCATCAGGCGTGCTTGCATCTCTGGCGACCACTCGTGGAAAAGCTGCCGACCCCTCTGGCGATCATGGTGGGTCCGCGCCCCTCGCGTGGCCTGGAGATTCCGCCGAACTACCAAGCTCAGGCGCGGCGGGCAACTGATAAATGAATACCCCTGACCCAAGGCCTGACTCAACCGGCTCCCCGCCGTCGCCTGCAGCGCAGTGTTCGGCGGCGGACGTGGAAAGCGAAACCAAGGTGGAAGTGTGCTGGTGCGGGGTGAAGAATCCGTACTACGCGCCACTTCCGACACGCTGCGGCGGGCAAGGCTCAATCGAGTGCCTCTGCGGTGGCGACTTTTGCGTTTGTCACTGGCATGGCGAGGTAGAATGCTTCGGCTGCCCCGACTGCGAAGGCGACGAGTATGAAGAGTAAGCCGCCGAACGACCCAAGCTCACCGACCGCCAGCCTCTGACGTATGAAAGAGAAACTCCAAGGCAAATCACCAAGCGCAATTGGCGGTTCGGTGCAGCGCAGTGTTCGGCGGCGGCGGATAGGGAAGCGATTCATTTGCCCTTCGTGCGCTACGCTTTGGAGAGGCATGGAGTTTGAGGGAGCAGGCTGCTACAACTGCGGACATAACAGACTGGAGGAAGTATGACAAAGCGACCGACCATCGAAGAACTCGAAGAAATTCTGAGCGGTAAGGCCGGCAAATGGGAAATACAATTCAACCCCGACGGCTCGCTCACGACCAAACCAATGAACACTAGCGTCGTGGACGCTGCTGTAGAACTGTGCGCCTTCTGCCGGATGAATGGGTATCCGAAAGAAATGACGCCTGAGTTCCAAAAGCTCACCGAACTTGTGGACAGGCTCGACACCGCTCTACGGCGTGGAGGCTTGATTGCGCAAAATCTCACGCCAACCCGAACCGAGCCGCCGAACGACCGAACTAAGCTACGCCGATGATCTGCAAAAACAGTCTGATGGACACGCAGATATGCAAATGCCATGAGTGCTACTCACCACCGGGCGGGAAGGCGTTGGCTTCAGTGAGTGGTTGTGCTGCGCCCGTTGCTAAACCAAGACTTCAGCAGGCCGTAGAAGACTTCATCTGGAATGTGGAGCACGCATACGTTGCCGGATACGGAGATATTGAGGCGGTCTGTGACGCATCATTCAGAGAAATGAAAGAGGCGTTGCGGGCCGAAGCGCAGCACAACGACAAGCTCACCGACGCCGGGGAATAAACCATGATCTTGAAACCCAACCGCAATCCCGGCGTTCGGTGCAGCGCTCGGTTAGACGGCCAACCCCTCACGCTTTTGAATGGAGATTGCCGAGAGGTGATGAAGTCTTTGCCGGACGCTTCGGTGAACTGCTGCGTGACAAGCCCGCCGTATTGGGGGCTGCGGGACTACGGCCACGCCGACCAAATCGGACTCGAACGCACGCCGGAAGAATATGTCGGCGTGATGGTGCAAGTCTTTCGTGAAGTGCGGCGGGTGCTCCGCAAAGATGGGACGCTATGGCTGAATCTCGGCGATTCTTACGCAAGCAATCCAACAAAAGGAGGCAGCGGCCCAAACGGTAAACACGGTTACGGGGAAGGCTACGCGCGCGCACTAAGGCGCGGGTCCGGTCGCGCTGATGGAATCGTGACCAACGAAAGTCCGCGTAACCGGGATGGTGCGCCACCATGCGACCTAGCCGCAAAGAATCTCATAGGGATACCGTGGCGCGTTGCTCTGGCACTGCAAGCGGATGGCTGGTATCTGCGCTCTGACATAATCTGGCACAAACCAAATCCGATGCCCGAGAGCGTGACGGATCGTCCGACCAAGAGCCACGAATACGTCTTCCTGATGGCTAAATCGGAGAGCTATTTTTACGATCACGAAGCGATCAAAGAACCGCTTGCTGAAAGCACGATGAATGATGGCCGTAACTCCACGGGGCGGCACACGCAAGGCGAGAACGGGAGCAAATATCATCGTGACGAATCGCCTGACAACGCAGGCGAGGACAAACCTTCATGGTATCGCGCCAAGACATTCGTAAATCCTGAATCGGGTCGCAACAAACGCTCCGTCTGGACAGTGCCAACGATGTCTTACAAGGACGCGCACTTTGCCACATTCCCGCCCGATCTGATAAAGCCGTGCATTCTCGCGGGGTGTCCTGCTGGCGGACTGGTGCTGGACCCGTTCGCGGGCAGCGGCACAACTGGCAAGGTGGCTTTGGAACTTGGACGGCGGGCCGTGCTGATTGAACTCAACCCGACGTATCTGAAACTCAGCGACCAAAGATGTTGCACAACACTGGGGTTGCCCTTGGCCGTCTAACAGAGGATTAGACCAACCTTGAAAGGAATGATTAACGATCAAGTCCAATGAATCGAAAGCATTCCAGAAACGCGCTCGCAGCCAAACGCCGCAAGCGCATCGCATCGCCTCCGCCCGATTATTTCGACGCACCGGATTGTTCCAAGCCAGTGCGCGAAATCATTTACCGCGACCTGCTGACCGGCGAAACGCACACGTTCCTCTTGTTCATTTCCATGGCCCGCGTCGATCAATTCCGCTGCACGATCGACGGGAAACCCTGGCTGCCGAAAGCCGGTTGGAGCCGCGTCCTGGCAGGACTCCGCAAAGCCGTGACAAGGTTTTCACAAAGAGCGCTATGATACCCGCCTACGTCGAACTCATTGAGCATCTTCACCTTTACATCCGTGACGGCAAGCCGCTCTTTGCCGGGACTCCGGATCGCGTCCTGCGGTTCCCAAAACAGGGAGTGACCGTGGTAACAGATTTCAAGTTCGGGAGGTTGGAAGTCCCGTCGGCCGACATCAACATGCAGTTGCGCGCCTACTTGTGCATGATCCCCGTGGCGGAGTTCGATGACGGCGGCGTCCCCTACGGTTATTCCGAGCACTTCCGCCCCAGTTCGCTCCTTCGATTCAAACTTTGCCCAGGTGCCCTGGCTTTTGAACGCCAGATGACCGTCCAGGGGCTTTCCGATCCCGAACCGACACAAGACTCGATGGAAGGCGCCCTGCTCCATAAAGCCATTGCAGAGCCTTTGTCGCCCCGCGACTATTTGACCCCGGAAGCGTTGGAGACCGTCGAGAAGGCCGAGCGCATGGAGAAGGAATTCCTGGACTTTGTCCTGGCCAGTAACTCGATCCTTCCGTTTTACGGCGCGATCGTGCAACCGCGCACGTCCAAGAAAGCGGATCCTGTGTCCTACACGGAGGATGACATCGGCAAGGCCCTCATGGAGATCAACGGCATCTGGGACGCAGCACACCAGGAAGGGGCGCCCAGGAACGCTTCTGCGGACGCTTGCCGTTTTTGTCCGGCCAAAGTCCTCTGCCCGGAATACAAGGCGTGGATCGGCCAGATTGAGAAAGTCCGGCATCTTCCAGTCGCCCAGTGGAATGATGAACAAATGGATGAGTTCGAATCCAGACGTGGAGAAGCGATCCGGTGGTTTGAACACGTCCACGATCAAATCAAGTCGATCAAGGCGGCTAATCCGGAGCGATTGCCAGGTTGGGTGCTCCGCGATGGGGATGAAGTCAGACACATCACTGACATTCCGTCGGCCTGGCTGGCGTTGTCGGAGCTTCTGAACGCCCAACAATTCTCAGCAGCTTGCCGTATAGCTCTTGGGGAGATCGAGGGAACCCTGTGGCGGATTCGCAAGGACACATCAGGGCGGATCACACAGCGCGAAGCAAAAGCGATCGTCAACAGCAAGTTGGGCGCTCTGATCCAGTTACACCAGAATGCGCCAAGCCTTGTGAGGAAGAAGGATGCCTGAGATTACCAAAAGTCCGTTGTCATGGCCTCAGAATATAGCAAGAGTTGGTGGCAAGTTCTCGGTATCATGTCTGACGCAAGCGAGGTCGAGGTCCGTGAAGCTTTCCGTATCCAGGCTTTGACCGAGCACCCCGACAAAGGCGGAACGCAGGAAAGGTGGTTGACGCTTCAGGAAGCACTGGAACAAGCGCTCAGTAAGGTGACGAAGTGAAACGCCCGGTCCACCTCAGCGTCCCGCAGAAACATTTCATCTGGCTGGCGCTCAACTTCGGCGCGGCAACACCCGCTGAACTCGCCGGGTGGTCCGGTGTGCATGTCCGCACGGTTTGGGAGATTGCCAGCAGCGGATTTGTGAACAACTCCAAAAGATTCAGATACCACGCGGCTTACAAGGAATGCTGGCGGTGAATAGAATGTGAAGAAGTTCCCGTTGACGACGCGGGAGTGATTCGGTAGAACGAACCTGCGCCGTGAAAAGCGCTGTAGTTCTGATATAATTATTTGCCGTCTGGTCTTGTGCCGTAATTCGGGGTGGCCGGTCGCCTACCTTTGGCCGCGTCATTTTTCACCACGAGACCGACGGCATTTCGTTTCAAGTCCTGAAATTATGTCCTTCCAAGCTATGACATGGGCGATAGATCAAACGCCTCCCGATGCCGAATCAAAACTCATCCTCCTTCTGCTGGCTAATTATTCCGGCAGCGAAAACACCTGCTGGCCGTCAGTTCGACGGTTAGCCAGCGAAGCTCTCTTGTCCGAGCGCACGGTCCAACGCCGATTGCAGGATTTATCCGAACGTTCCTTCATAGAAATCATTCCTCGTTTTGACGCCAAAGGCGATCCGGATTCAAACCTGTACCGATTGATTTGTCACCAGGGGGTGTCAGCCAGACACCACCCTGGTGTCAGCCAGTCACCAGGGGGTGGTGTCAGCCTGACACCCAAACCAGTCAGTACTGAACCAGTCATTGAACCTAACACGCTGGAAGTTGATTTTGGGACAATTCGCCAACTCTTGGGCGACGCCTTCTATCGACCTCCAGAAAGTCCGTGGTCTTACATGGAGGAGTCCACGTTGGCGGAACTGATCCGTGAACGGCCAAAACTTGGACCAGAACTTCGAATGATACTCGACTGGCGTTCAAAACTAGAACCGGCGAAGCGAAAATTCTTTCCAACCTCTATTCACTCGTTGCTTAGCAACTGGTCGAAAACGTTGGATCGGGCGCGACTGTCGTTCAAAGAGCCGGAACCGCAGCCAAAGAGTGCCACGGTATTCTGATCCATGACCCTGGATGAGCGCATAGCGGCCTACGTTGACGCCTGTGATCCGGCGATTAGCGGGCAGGCCGGGCACAACCGGACATTTTCGGTGGCGTGCAGTCTGGTCAACGGCTTCGATCTCTCAGGATCGGCCGCGTTGTTCTGGCTGAAGCGTTACAACGAACGGTGCCAGCCGCCTTGGAGCGAGTTCGACCTGGACCACAAGATCAAGGACGCCCAGAAGGCGGTTCACGACAAAGCGCGCGGACATTTAATCGGTAACTCTACGTCTGGTAATGGGAACGGTAGTTATTCCTACCAGAATTCCGGCTCTGGATCGGTCAAATCTACAACGCCTAAACGAACGCCATCTGAGCACGCATCCTGGTGGTTGTCGGGTAAAACCATGTCCCAGGAGGACTTTGTGGCAGCAAGCCAACTGCCGATACCAACAAATCCGGGTGATGCACTGATCTCGTTCCTGGAAATGCTCTACGACGGGCCGGATAACCTTAACGCTGTGTGGTCTTACCTGGAAGAAGACGGCAAAGCCCGCCCTTACGGTCCAGGGAAGACAAAAAGCCGCGATCAATGGGTGCGCTACGTTCAGGAGCGCGGGATTCCAGCGTCTCCGTCCGGTGTTTGGCTCCGGCCAAACCCCTGCCTGGCTTCCGGCAGCGGGAAAGACGGGTCCATGACTGATTCGGATGTGGTAGCGCACCGGTTCGTCCTGTTGGAGAGCGATTCTGTGCCTCTTGAGATCCAACTGGCCTTGTTCGCCGGCTGGAAACTGCTACCGATCGTCGCGGTCATCCTTTCTGGCGGCAAATCAGCGCACGCGTGGGTCCGCTTGGACGCCGCGAACGCAAAGGAGTATTCGGAGACAGTCCGCCGCTTGCTGGCGGTGCTTGCTCCGTTCGGAATCGACCCGAAGAACAAAAACCCATCACGCCTGTCGCGGATGCCAGGCGCAAAGCGAAAGGTCGGCGCATTCGGCGACGGCATCCAATGCCTTCTCTGGTTGAATCCAGGCAAAGGCAAACTGTCAGCGCAGGACTTGACGTATTTCGAGGAGTCATTGGAACTGCCGCGGCTTGAGGAGAAGCCGTTCCGCCGGATCGTTGACGAAGCTCTGGTTCGCTACCAATACATCAGCGAACACAAGAACGAACTCGGCGTCCCGACAGGGATAGCCGATTTCGACCAAGACACCGGTGGCTTGCATCCCGGTCAGATGACTGCCATCGCTGCGGAGACTGGCGCAGGGAAAAGTTCAATCGCCATCAGCATCGCCAACGCGGCGTTGAGAGCTTCGAAGCACGTCTGCCTGTTCACGCTGGAAATGTCCAATGACGAGATCGCCGACCTGATGTTTGCCATGCGCGCCGAAGTTCAGCGCAGCCATTTCAACACCGGCGAATTCACGATGGAGGAAATGGAGCGCATCGTGTCGCAGTCTCACTCGCTCCGAAACGCGCCGTTTTGGAGCTATGACGAGTCGGTGATGAACGTCCTCCAGATGCGGGCGCGGGTGCTGCAACTGAAGCGGGACGGCAGGATCGACCTCGCCATCGTGGACTACGCTCAAATCGTTTTGCCGAAAAACAGCGCTATCCCGCGAGAGCAGCAGGTTGCGGAGATCGCCCGGGACATTCGGGCGCTGGCCAAGGATGCTAAAATTCCGATCATCGTTTTGTCCCAACTTAACGATGAAGGGCGCTTGCGCGAGTCTCGGGTCATTTCTCACGAAGCCCATTGCGTCATCGTTTTGGTGAACAAGGAGGCTGAGAATAAGGTCATCATGGATGTCCGCAAGGGGCGGCGCATCCAAAAGAAACAGTACGCGTTGTATTACGATCCATCCACATGCCGATTTGCCAGCGAAAGTGAAATCAGCCAGGACGACGTTCCCCAACACCATTGGAATATATGAGCGACTGCACGCATCAGAATACCGAAGAACGGCGGAGGAAAAAGAACCACGGCCAGATTGTTGTAATCGCGGTTGAATGTATGCAGTGCGGGAGAGCACTCCGGGAAGTATCGAAGGACGGACGCATAATGGCAAAGCTCGATTGGTTTGACGACTCGATCGCAGAACGGTGGGACGCACAGCAAAAAAAGGAATGGGAAACCTACCACGAGCAGCGGCGGAAAGAGTGGGCGGAAAATTATCGCAACCACACCGGCGACTGGTGGGAGAGGTACAAGGAATATCTGGAATCCGATCACTGGAAGAAGGTCCGCTTCACGGTTTTGAGAAGGGACGCGATTTGTCAGAAATGCTTCGCGTCACCCGCCACAGAAGCCCATCATTTGACCTATGAAACTTTCAACAGGCGCGGCTTCAGCTATCCCGCCGAATGCGTCGGCTTGTGTCATTCGTGCCATGAAGATGAAACCGCAGCCAGCGCCATAGACCATGCCAACGAACGAAGAATTAGACGCCCTGACAGAAGCCTACGCGGAGGAGTACGACACTCCTGACCAGCCTCACGGTCTCCACTACCGGCCCTACCGTCCGCCGATGAACCCGGTACAAAGCCAGGGCTTCGACGCGATCAAGACGCACAAATACAATCTCATTTTCGGCGAGAAGTATTGCATCGAAGAAGGCGCCTTGCTCTACGTGGACGGAGGATTGAAAAGATTCCGAAGGCTTCGCCCGTCAACCGACCCTGGCTTTCACCCGTTCGAGCATGAGATTTTAAGCTGGGATGGTTCCCGATCCGTGGTCGCCAAGACCAGCCATTTTCTGAATGAGACAAGCAGGCAGGCGTTGCGGCTTCAATTCAACAATGGCAATCACATCACGGTGTCTCCGTGGCACCCATTGTGGTGCGCTTATCGAAAAGAAGACGGCACGGCATTCACTGGGTTTGTGAAAGCTGAGGACATTGCCGGGATCGTCTCAAACGGTCGTCAGGTGTACGTGCCATTGCTCAGGTATCCGCAGTTTGTGACTTCGCGTTACCTGAAAGTTGAAGGCGTCTGCCTGGACGAAGGGACGGGCTATCTGCTTGGCGCCCTGTGCGGAGATGGCACTTTGAGCGGCGCAGCCAAAGGGGGAATGCTTCAGTTCACAAATGCGGATGCCGAATGTGTGGATCGCGTCCGCCACGAACTTGCCGCCATTGGATGCGAATTGCGAGCGGGGAAGCGCAAATACAGTTTCAGTATTTGCAATGCTGCTGATCTGAAGGCGCTTCTATGCCAGCTTGGAATGGCCACGCTCTCCAAGTTCAAACGAATTCCAGATCAGATTATCGAATCACCGGCGCCGGTGATTCGATCCTTCCTTCGTGGTTTGTTCGATACGGATGGAACCGTTGATAAAAAAGTGGGTTGTGTTGCCCATGCGACTGCCAGTGAAGGATTGTCGAAGGATGTTCAGGACTGCCTCCAAGCACTCGGCATTTTTTCGGTCAGAAGGTTCAGCCCCAATAAGAAGGCTGGCTGCTGGAAGACTTACTGCATGGGCGAAGAAGGTCGAAAGTTCATTGACCAAATCGGGTTTGAGATAAAGCGCAAATCCGATCACGGCGTTTCATCCGTAGCCTTCGTGAACCGAAAAGCCTATGGATACCCTGAGTTCATCCGTGACGCGATGAAGGCTTTGAAACCTGGAACCGCTTGTCTTGGCGTGCGACCAAATCACCGGAAACCGTTTAAGGTAAAGAAAATTGTCTCCACGCGGAGGTTCAAAGGAACCGTTACTTGGAACGTGTCTGGGCACATTCGCGGAGAGGATTTTTGCAGGACTTTCGGATCTCGTGGCGAAGCGAAGCAATTTGCTTTGGAGATGCAGGCCCGACGATCGAAGGTGCGAGGGCATACCCGAGCATGGCATAACAAGAGGAAATCCTTTCTTCACTGTGGAAATGTTCCAAGCCCGGGAACATTGAACCGGTTCAAACAAATCTGCGGAACCAGTGAATCTCTGGATGCGTTGACCTTCACCGACAGGTGGGTGTTGGTTGAGTCAGCCTCTCCTACCGAGGCGACGCTCTGTGATTTGACTGTTCCCAAAACCGATTCCTTCATTGCCAATGGGATCGTCAATCACAATTCGGCAAAGTCTTACCTTGGCCTGCTCGCTCTGGTGGATCATTGCCGCGAGAACAGAAACGCGCGTGGGCTGATCATCGTCCCGACCGGACGGCAGGCAGAGGAGGGCGGCGTGTGGCACAAGCTCAACACGGACATCCGCGACGATTACGAGCGCAACGGCAACGCCCTGTTCACCGAGCCGCGCTCAAATCGTTACAAGGACATCTACATCTGGATCTCCAACAAGTTCGGCGGCTGGTCCCGCGTGATTCTTGTCTCCATGCCCTACGAAGGGTTCGTGGCGCCGCGCGTCAAAGGCATCGAACCGAGCTTCATCCTCGTTGACGAAGCGCAGGTGTTGGAATCAGACACCTACTTCAAACACCTGGTCCAACAACTCGGACGCGACCGGCACATAGCGCACAAGGCCGTCGTTTACACCTGCAACCCGGCCGGGCCGTCGCACTGGCTCTACAACCGCTTCTTCGTGATGCCCGTGGATGAGAAGACTGGCAAATGGAACGATAGCTACTACGTCCTGCACCTTCCAATCGCTGACAACAAACACAATCTGCCCGAAGGCTACCTGGAAACCGTGATGGATTGCTGCAAGGGCGACGACACGGAGTATCGCCGGATGATTCTGGGCGAATGGGTCGAGGCGCCGGTCGGCGACGGTCTGTTCCGGAACGATTACAACGAGAACCTGCACGTCAAAGGGGACGCGATCCACAACGTTGGACTTCTCCCGATACCGGGCATTCCCATCGACACGGGCTGGGACCTTGGAGCCGCGCACTCGTCGGTGACGTTCGAACAGTTCATCCCGGTGAAGGATCGCCTCATCTGGCTAGTGTTCGACGAGTGCGTGTTCATCGACCGCTACATCGCCTACCCGAAACTTGTCCCCATCGTCATGGAGCGAGTCGCTTACTGGCGCGCTCGGCAGGCGCATGAATTCAGAGTCAACTACATCTCCGACGATTCGGCGTTCAACCAGTACCGCGCGGCGACCGGTTCCTTTGACGTGAAGGACATCGAGGACCTCAGCAAAGGCGTCATCAAAATGGTGGCGGCACCCAAGGGCGCCTACTCGGTCGAGACGCGCGTGCGCCTGTGCCGGGAAGGGTTGACCAACGTGGACCTGCAGGTGAGCGCGACGTGCTTGAAGACGCGCGAGATGTTCCGGAAGCTGGAGGAGGACCCGAACAACCGGCTGCGGCCACGGGCCAAGTCCAGGTTCGGGCACGCCTTCGACAGTTTAACATACGCCAGAATTTATTACGCGGCGCGCGGCCGCGGCACGGTGCGCCCGCAGATCGGCGAAGTAGCAATTCCGCGCGTTTATACGGCGGGATAGAACCTACATGAAGCCCTATTACGATACTGAGGGGGTAACGATTTATCACGGAGACTGCCGCGCAATACTGCCTGCCATCGAACACGGAGATACCTGCATCGTTGACCCCGTGTGGCCAAACTCCGTGTTCCGCGACATCCCAGACCCGGCAAAATTATTTTCCGAAGCTGCTGCCTTGCTCAAAGTGGAGCGGCTTGTCGTGCAACTCGGATGCACGTCCGACCCCCGTTTTCTTGCTGGTGTTCCAATCGCACTCCCGTTCCTCCGTGCGTGTTGGCTCGAATACGCATCGCCCTCATATCGCGGGAGAATCCTAATCGGGTCGGATGTGGCTTACGCCTTCGGGTCTCCGCCAACGTCGCGCCCCGGCCGCCGCGTGCTTCCCGGCCGCTGCATGGCAAAGAAGAATGACACGAAAGATTGGCACACAGGACGCGGCCACGGGACAAGTGACGGCATCGAATACGACAAGCTGCCGCACCCATCGCCGCGCAGACTTGAACACGTCTCATGGCTCGTATCGGTGTTCGCCAACGAGCGCGTGATAGACCCGTTTTGCGGCGTCGGCACAACCCTGCTCGCCGCAAAATCTCACGGACTGCCGGCGATTGGAATAGAACGCGAGGAACGATTCTGCGAAATGGCTGCAAGGCGACTGGCTCAAGGCGTCCTGCGACTCACGCCACCCGAACGTTGCGCCGCCGTGACGCCCGGCTTGACTTTGGCCTGAAAATCGTTGTTCCTTCCGTCATGGACAACCAGAAGAACATCCTTTCGGTAGATTTTGCGAACTCTCCGGACCTGCGTGCGCTGATTAGCTCGTGGAGCGTTGGCGAGGAATACGAGCTGACCATCAAGGTGCAGCTCAACGAAATTGGGCCGGACGGTGCAAAGTTTTCAATCAAGGAAGTCACGTCGGAGGAACCGGAGGCGGAGGAGCCGACCACCGTGACGCCCGACAACGAGAAGGTTGTCATGGCCGTGATGTCCGCAGGACCAAGCGGCGAGAAGGAGCCTTATCTGGCACCTTGATGACATGGGCAGAGGACCTGACAGAGCATGGTTGCGCAAGGCCAAGGCCATCACGAGCACCGAGGACGAAGATCGGTTTCTCAAGTGCCTGGCACCGGACTCCGGTCATGCCAAACCGCATACAGCATGGGGCGCCAGCATCCTGAGTGAATATCGCAAGGCCGGACTCCACAAGTGGGACAACGAAAAGGTCGATGAGGTTTGCCGATTGTTCCACTGCACACTGAGCGAACTCGCCGCGGTTGCCGGAGTTGATGGGACAAGAATCGGAAAATATCGGACGGCGAACCGCTGGCCGATGTATCTCACCATTCAATGGGACCGGATGATCCGCTTCAAACTCCAACTGCCGGGGCTGCACGTCCAGGACGCGATGGCCGTGAAGGCGATGGACTTCAGGAATAACGAGGAGGACAAAGCCGCGTGAAGGCTAACGGCGCAAACAGGAGCAATTCTTTACCGGTCTGGAGCACATAAATTCTATGATCTCGTTCGACGCATTAAAATCGGTAGGCACAACGAATGAGAGACTGAAAGAAATCTTCACAGCGCATCCGTTCGCTCCGAGTGATACTGTTTCGGAGGAAGAAAAAAAGGAAAAGGACAAGCTCGTAGAACTCAGAAAGAAGTTTGAAGATAGAATCAACACCAGATTGATGGAAAACATCAACCACTCCCTGAGAAATTACCAGTTCTATTCCGCCGTGGATCTCGCATGGGAACCTCCGCCTCTCGCGCAGAAGATTCATCCCCTGGTGCTCTACGCGCAGAACCGCATCGACGTTGCTTCCTGCGCGAATCAACTCACGGCTCTCAAATGCGCCGATGAGTTCGTGAAGAAAGATGAGAAGGGGAACATCACCGGGATCGACGCCCCGCGTTTCTTCGACGTGTCGATCAATCTGGTTCGCTCAATGATCACGCGGCGGCTGGCGGCGCAGTCCAACAAGTACAACAACCTTTTTCCCTACTTCAAATACGAGAGCCGGTCCACGTCCCAGGTCGGCAAGCTGCGCGCGGACATCATGTCGCAGCGCACCGACATCATGGCCGACCAGTTCGATTATCGGCACCACGACACGCAGGTGTACCGCGACGGGCTGATGTACGGCCACTCGGTCGATTTCATCCGGTGCGCCTGGGAGCGCGACATTCAATGGGCGCCCAAACAACAGGCACCAGGAGACACCAGCGAGCCGAAGTTCGAAGCGGTGGTTACCCGCGAGGGGCTGGCCTGGGTGACGCCCCATCCCTCGCGCGTGTTCTGGGACAACGCCCATCCGCTGCCGTCGTTGAACTCCGACTCCGGTTGCAGCTACATCGGTTTCTGGGACGTGATGCGCTTTGGAGACATCAACAGCAACCCGGCCTACTGGAACCGGACGGAGATCGGCTACAACCAGGTTTACCTTTCGCTGTTCGCGACCTACTCCCAGTATTGGAACCAGTATTACACGACGATCAAACCACCGGCGCCCGCGGGCTTTGCCGACGCGACCAGCGGCAACGATCGGCAGAGTCAAATCGGGGTTTACTCCGGGGAGCAGAACGACACGTCCGTCGTGTACGCCAACTACTACGAGAAGCTGGTGCCCAGCGAATGGGGTTTCGGCAGCTATCCTTACCCGGTCTGGGTGCGCTTCATCGTCGCCGGATGGAACACGGTCATCTACGCGGAGATTCTCCCATCCTCGGCCGGGGCGGTGCTCAGCTACAACGAACGTGACGATCGTCAGGTGAACCTGGGCGTCGGGCACGAACTGCTTTCCTGGCAGGATCACGTCACCAACCTTGTGTCCTATCTGCTCCTGGCCCTCTCCGGGGACAATCACAAGGTCCTGGTGCTCGACATCGACGCGCTGTCGCCCGAGCAGCTCACCGAGTTCCGGAAACGCGCGGAGGGAAAGAACTGGCGGAGCGAAACGACGGTGCTGGAAGTGTCGCGCCAGAAGCTCGACGCGCTGGGCATCAAACTGGAAACCGTCGTGCAGCTCATCGAGACGCGTTCAAGCGCGCAGATCACGATGATCTTCGATGCGATCCTCCGCATGATGAGCCTCATGGAGCGCATCATGGCGTTGTCGCCGCAGGAGCAGGGCCAGCCGGCGCCGCGCGAAATCTCGGCGACGGAGACCAACCTCATCGCCGGCACCACCGAAAGTGTTTACAACTTCATCTCCGATGCCATCGACGAATTCCGCGCCGCGAAGAAGCGGATCATCTACGATTCCTACATGGCGTTCGGTGAGCAGAATTTCAAAGTGCCGGTCGTTGGGCGATACGATCCGGCGACGATTACCAAGGCCGGGTTGCAGGTGGGCGACATGGACGAAGCGGAGGCTTCGCAGGAGTTCGGCCGGTACACCGGGACGATCATCGGGGCGAAAAAAAACCTGGAGCACGATTATATTTTCACCAGCCGCGACGGGTCGGAGCGCGCGTCCAATAATCAGGCCGCGCAGTCGCTCGGGGAACTGCTCAAATCCATCCTGCCCATTCCCGCCGTGCAGGAGACGATGACGAAAAACCAAATGGCCGGCATCATCAACGAGATGGCGCGGTTGTCCGGTGCCTTCGACCTGAAACTTCCCGACGATGATCCGAAGGGCAACGCGCCGATGGCGCCGGCCGCGAGTGAACAATTCACGCAGGCGATCGAGCAGATCACTTCAACCCTTGAGACTCAGCAGAAACAAATCGCCGCTCTTGAACAGGCTTTGGCGAAGGCAGGCGGAGGCGGCAATGGCGCTCCGCCTGCGCCTCATGCCGGAAGACTTGCGGTGATGCCTATGGGGCCGCCGATGCGATGATTTATTCGATTGCTTGCAAGACGTTCATCTGATTATCGTTCTCTGCGCCGAAAGGCAATGGCGACAGGACTCACCCAACTACCCGCGACAAGTGATCCCGTGACGCGGGGCCGGCTCGATCCGCGCGGGCCGGCTCCGCAGGAAAGATTATGACAACTGTGGTGCATCATTCCGCCGACATGGACGGTGTTTTTTGCCGGGAAATTGCCCGCAAGTTTCTGCCGGACGCAGAACTCATCGGTTGGGATTTTGCGGATGCGCCGATCAATCTCGAAACCATAGGAGATACTCTTTACGTTCTGGACCTTCCGTTGGACCGCCCATTCGGATTTCGTTTCGAGGAACTCATCAAGGATTCAGAAGCCAAAGCGAAGTACGGAAATCGAATCGGGAACGCAACGAACATCATTTGGATCGACCATCACGCTTCAAGTATAGCGAGTCACCCATCAAGCATTCCCGGCTACCGCATCGACGGCGTTGCGGCGTGCCGACTGGCCTGGCAGTGGTTTGCCGGGGAACCGCCAAACTTTGCGAATCGTGGAGGCGACCAGCGAACGATGCCGTCCAAAGAAGATTTCGTTGAACGCCGAGTCGCCGAGCCTCTGGCTGTGCGCCTCGCTGGCGAGTACGACATCTGGGACAAGCGAGACCCACGCGCTGACGTTTTTCAGTTCGGATTACGCTCGCGCGAACTCTCAACCCATGACTGGCAAATTCTGCTTGGGAATTTCCGGAAGCCGACGGTGGAAGAAATTGAGCGGATGATTGATGTCGGGCATCCGATAGAGCTTCGACCTGACGGCACGGTTGACGAATCCATTTCAACAGTGGATGGGTTGCTCCGGGATGGAGCGTTGCTCCAAACCTACCAGCAACGAAACGACAAGAGCGCAATGGGGCGCAGTTTCATAGTCGAGTGGGAAGGGTTGAAGTTCCTTGCTCTCACGACGGCGCGCTGCAACTCGCTTACCTTCGCGGCCAAGGACGTTCCTGAAACCGGCCACGACGCACTGATGGGTTTTTACTTCAACGGCAAAGTTTGGACCGTATCGCTCTATCACGCTGCACACCGCACGGACCTCGACCTATCAAAGATCGCAGTGAAGCACGGTGGGGGAGGTCACAGAGGCGCGGCAGGTTTTACAACGACATTCCCGACGTTCTTAAAGTAATACTTGACGCGCCTGTGGAATGTCTGCTCAATGCAGGCATGACGGACGAACAAGTTCTGGAAGGATATGTCGGACGCACATTTGGAGAGCGCAGTGTTCTCGGGCCGCTGAGACGCGGGCGCAACTCGCTTCGCTATATTCTTTGCAGATGCGATGCCGGTCACGAGGCATGGGTTAGGCTATCCCATTTGAACTGCGGGACTGGTGGTGTATGTAAGACCTGTCATTGCCGTCGAATTGCGACACGCCACGGCGAGGCTGGCTCCGACATTTCAAAATCAAGCTCGACTTACAAAGCATGGGTGAACATGATTCGTCGAGTAAACAGTGACGAATCTTACTTGGCCAGAGGCATCGGTGTATGTGACCGATGGAGAATCTTTGAAAACTTCAAAGCCGACATGGGCGAGCCACCAGACAAGAGGATGGAGCTTGATCGAAGGGACGGCACGAAGGGTTACTCTCCGGAGAATTGCCGATGGCTGACCAAAAAGCAGAACAACTCGAATCGTACGAATCTCAGGATGATCTCGTTTGCCGGAATGACGATGTGCGTTGCCGATTGGGAAAAGTACCTCAATCTCCCCGAAGACAAGCTGCGCAAAAAGTTGCGATTCAACAGACCGCTTGACACCATCATGGCCGAATGCGGATTCATTCCCTAAATGCGCTTCGGGATTCGTTCAAGAACTATGAGATGGACGAAGGAACAAATCGAAGCTCTCGGCGAAGAAGAAAGAAAACGTATGAATGCAACACAAGCGGATGAAGCAGTGAACGCCAAGGCACCAAAGCCAAAAACGCTCCACAACTCGGACGTGGCAGGTGCCCGCGTAAACGTTCCGGACATCAAGGTCGTCGGCAACGGCGATTCCTGGAAACTCCTGTGCAAAGCGTCCAGCCAAGAGGAAGGTTGGATGAAGTCCACCAAGGCGATGGAAGTGCCCGGAGGCTGCTTGGTCCAGGTCACGACTCAACAGAGGAACCCCGACGGCAGCTACGTTGTAGCGGAGGCCGTCTGCTTCGTTCCCGGTGTGACGGTCGTCAACGACGAGAACAACGGCAGGAGACTCACAGGATCAGGATGAGCTTACCCGCCGCAGCCCCTCCGCCAGCCCCGGCCCCAGCAGCCGTGCCGGCAGTCCCTCCGCCCGCCGCACCCGCCGCTCCCGCCGCGCCTGAGACCGGTGCCCAGGACCCGCAGCTCAAATCCATCTTTGACGATCTCGGCGTCGTTTTGGAAACTCCTTCGTCGGCCGCGCCTGCGCCAGCAGCGACGGGAACTCCCGCCCCGCCGCCCGCCCCGGCTGGTGCCCCGCCCGCGCAGCCTCATGGAACGCCGCCGGGCGGAGCCGCCGTGGCTCCACCCGGCCCGGCTCCAGCACCCCCTGGAAGCCCGCCAGGCGCTCTGCCCCCTGTCGGAACACCACCCGGCACCCAAACGCCTCCCCCCGGCGTCACTGTGCGCCGGGAAAAGCCCATTGCGAAGGTGGTCGAGGAAGTTCTGCGGAAAGTAATGGGTGAAAGTCCCCAACCGGCGGCTCCATCCCTGGCGGCTCCGGCGCCGACCCACGCCCCGCCGCCAGCCGAGGATCCGTTCCTGGCAACGATGGTGCCCGAGGAGAAGGAAGCCTACGAACTGGCGAAGTGGGCCGAGGAAAACGTGCCCGAATACAAGGGCCAAGGGTTGTCCGGAAAGTTCCTTGGGTTCTACAAGGCCGTCGATCAATACATCACGGCGGAACGCGCCAAGGATCCGAACCGGAAGTTCGATGATGACGATGAAGCGTTCCAGTCCTTCGTTCAATCCTCGCGCCCGGAGGTGGAACCCTCCAAGTGGGAACGGCTCAAGACCGACCGGCTTGTCGCACAGGTCGAAGAGCGCACCACCAAGGCCGTCTCGGAAAGGTTCTCGCGCGAGAACGAAGAACTCAAGGAGCGGCAGACTTTGCTTGAGAAACGCCCGATCATCGAGGGCCGTCTCCACGCGTTCAGGGATAACATCGGAAAGCTGATGACGGCGGACGCGGCGTCACCGCTGGCGGAGATAGCAAAGAAGATCGGCACCGATGGCGTCGAGAAAGCGATCGAAGCTGACCCATTGTTCACGCCGATTGTCGTCACAGCCTACAACCACGGTGAAGTCGCCGCGGCTGAGTTCCTGGCAATGAGCAATGGCGTGAAGGCATATTCCCCGGACAATCAAGTCCAGGATTGGCTGATTCGCTTCATTCGCAGGTCGGGCGAAGTGTTCGCCGAGAAGGGCGGTGACCGGCGTGTGAGAACCGACAACGGCACCAGCAAGACTTTCCTGCCGCGCGGAAAGTACAACGAGCTGCGCCGGAACAATCCGGCTGAATCCGAGAAACACTGGACTTTCTCCGATGAAGACGTGCTGCAGATGCTCGAACGCAACACCAAGGACCACATTTCGGCCCTGGTGAAGGATGAGACCGACCGTTTGGCCAAGGCGGGCTACGTAAGAACGGCACCCGCAGCGGCTCCGGTTTCAGGAACGCCAAATCCACCGGCTCCAAACGGAGCGCCTGCCCCGGCTGCCCCGCCGCCTCAACCGGTCGGTTCACCGCAAGCTGGCGTAAGCTCGGCCCCAGGCCAGGGAAGTGGTGGCGTGGCGCAGCAATACGCGCTTGGTGACAACGAGCTTGCTATACTTGGAATCCCGCGTAAAACAACGTAATGCAATAGGTTACACAGCGGATTTAGCCCCGCTTACAAAACGAAAACGACGCTCTCTCCGCTCGGTTAGGTGGCGGTTCCTAGTTTTCACCGCGGCTAAACTCCTGATCGGGCGGAGCTTTGGAGACATCGGATGGATACCAGAGTTTGCAGAACTTGTGGCCAAACCAAGAATCTTGAGCACTTCGCCATGCGCGTTGACCGTGGAAAAATTGGCGTCCGCCGCGTGTGTAAAGAGTGCCAAAATGAATACTTTAGAACGCTGCCAAGACGAAAAGGCGTGAATGACAGATTGCACTTCAAGACATGGCTGGCCAACAACCATGAGAAGTGGAACGCTGAACATAAGGCACGCAGAAGGTTGAAGTCGGCCAACATCCAGAGACCGCCTTGCGTCATCTGTGGAAATCCTGTATCACATGCCCACCATCCAGATTATTCAAAGCCATTTCTCGTGGCTTTCCTCTGCCCAAAACATCACGGCGGAGTTCATGCTGGATTTTTCTCTCTGTTGCCTTCGGCATTTTGCGATTTGTCAAATGTTCAGCAGCCGTCGGAAGCCTGAAAAATAATTCCAAGAAAATCGCCCGCCTCCGTTGCCTTCCTTCGATCCTGCTCAAGAATCGAAGGATATGAGCTTACTCGATAATTGTAACCCGCGGCTGATTACCGTGGACGATTCTTGCGGATGCACTCTCACCAGAGCCTCCATCACAGCCTGGACAGCCGAGGACGTTGAGAGCCTTGGCCTAAAGGAAGTCGGCATGGACCGGATCATAGCTCAAACCAAGGAATTAAGGATGACCGGGGTCCGTCAGCGCGCCTTGACCGACCTGCTGATGAGCCGGTTCCGCCCTGGCAAACAGGGTGTGCTCGGGACCGACCAGCACAACCGGTCAATCATCGCCCCGTTCTCGCTGGTACCGCAGCGCAGCGTGGTGAACTCGAACTATTTCACGGTCGAATCATCGTCGGCAACGCCGGGTGCCACATACGTCCCACAGCACGCCGGAGCCTTGCGACTGAAGGTCATCAACTCGGCTGGCTCATTCGCCACGTCGCTGGTTCACATCGAGAAGTATTTCCTGCCCGGCAAGTTCATCACCGTGCTGACGTTGGATCCGGTCAGCGGCGTGACGCGGACGCTGCAATTCAAGGTATTGGGCAGCGCAAACGCCGACGCAGGCGGAAACAGCAAGGCGAATGTTGACGTTGAACCGCCGTACTCCGCGGCGGGTTGGGCGGGGCTGTCGGGCGATGAACAGGACGTGTTCGCGCCGGAGACCGGCGTGGTCATCAACCTGGCGAACTCGGTCTCGAATTACGAGTCCTGGTGCTACCAGTACCCGGCCGAGAACACGCTCAAGCTGCGCGATTTCTGGTGGCAGACGGTGCGCTCGACATGGTGCTACAACGATGAGTACGTGAAGGCGTTGCAGGCCCCGCTCACCGGGACGTTCTTCCAGAAGTTCCGTACCTTGCCTTTGGCCGATCAGCGGAAACGACAGGGAGAGCAGGAGGAGAGGGACTTCTACAACACGCTGTTCTACGGCCAGCGCATCAACGAGAAGCAGACCAGCAATGGTTACACCGACCTGCCACAAGTGGTGGACCCGGCGAACACGGACTGCGTGTTGGAGTACAAAGCGAACACGCTCGGGTACCGGACGCAACTCAATGAGTGCGGCCGTGTCATCGACATGCAGGGAGCCGCGCTGGACATCGACATGATCAAGGCGCTCCTCTACGCCCTCCGGCGCCATCGCGGTCTGGACGGCATGGTGGAGATTGACTGCTTTGGGGACCGGTTCACATACGTTTTGTTCCAGACGGCGTTTCTGGCCTACGTGAAGGACCGCTACGGGTTGGAGACAACCCGGTTCTACACGCCCGGCCAGAAGCTCACCTTCCAGAACCAAGTCCTCTGGAACTACGACAAGTTCGAGTTCCCCGAAGACGGCATCATCATCAACTTCTTCCACGATGATTATTTCGACGATCACCTGGCCGCGTTCCCCGACGCGATCAAGAGCCGCGGGCGGCAGCTTCTCTTCCCGGACTGGAGCGATTTCAATATCGCGCTGGCGGACACGCGGTCGGTCAACCGGCAGACCAACGTCGCGGACAATCTCTACAACTGCGTGATTCAGCCGAACGTGAATCACTACCAACTCCAATCGAAAATGATCCAGGCCCAGTTGGGCGATCCGAACCGGCATTTGTCGATCGAGAACTTCTCTGACGAGTGCGCGACGTTGACCGCGACCCCGTGTACTGCCGCTTCGTAATTGACTTTGGCTGCTGATTCGGCATGATACAGCCTTCGCCCCGGTAACTCGGGGCGCGGATTGAAACAATCATTACCAGTTGCAGAGTAAAATGATTCTGGTTAACGGCGCACTTTCGGGTGCGCCGTTTTCTTTTCCCTTGCGCTTGTCCGGTGACGGGCGGATGATTCAACCGTTCAGGCGGCGGCTTGGTACACCGACCGTCATGTTTGGTGTCTCCTTGGTGACGGCCCGCAGCGTCTCGCGTGCGGGCCGTTTTCTTGATTGCGGGCGGCGGGCTAGTTGTCCGACAAAGTCTCATAAACTTTGGTAGCGCAGTGCGATTCTGCGGCTCCGCATCCATTTTTTCTTGCGAGTGATATGGGGTTCCCATATCACAACCGCTCTGTGGATCCCATTCCATCCATCACCAACCAGGGTATTCAGGCAAGGCCGCTCATCTCCGCGTTTCACTCCTACAACTCCGGCAGCTCCGACGGGAAACGGTTCTGCAGCAGGGCCTACGATCCTGACCAGAAACGCAGCCGACTTATCTGGCAACGGAGGATCGACAACGAACTCATCGCGGAGGAACCGCTAGACATTCCCGGCAACGGAAGTTTTGAGGACGCGCGTGTGTTCCAACACGATGGCAGGAACCACATCGCGTTCACGGAGGGCATCTATGACCGGACGCCGTTCCTGTCGATTCAACAGATCGCCGTGCTCGGTCCCGACTGGCAGCCGGAGGAGAAAATCACGATCAAGTACGGCAAGAACGGAACCAAGTCCGAGAAGAACTGGCAGTTCTTTTCCCACGAAGGCCGGCTGCATTTCGTTTATTCAATCGTACCGCACATCGTCGTTTCACTGAGCACTGATCTGAAGACGCCGCTGAACGAGTACCGATCGGACACGCCGCTGAACTGGCCTGGCGGAGAAGTTCTTCGAGGCGGAACACCGCCGATCCGCGTCGGCGAGAATTACCTCACATTCTTCCACAGCCACGCGGCGCACCGGCAGAGGCATCGCCGCTACGCGATGGGGGCGTACATGTTCGACGCCAAGCCGCCGTTCAAGATCACGGCAATCAGCCCGGTGCTACTGCGCGCGAGCGAACAGGACGTGACGCTGCCAAATCCTTCCGTGCCGGACTGGGATCCGATCACGATATTCCCGGTCGGTTGTTGGCAGAACCATGACGGAGGCGATGCCGAGTTCACCGTCGCGCTCGGTGTGAACGATTCGTTTGACGCGCTGGCCGGGATCGAAAAAATTGACTGGCAGGCCCCCGGCGTGTACTCAAAGCCGCAGGTGCGCTACTTTGAGGCGGACAACGGCCCGCTGCCGATCCTTGTGCGCGGTCAGGTGGCGTATTGGAAGCTGCGGAAACTCCGATCGCCATTCTACCCGGCGCGCGGTTACATGGCAACGAGCGATCCGAACCTTATCTCGCTCATCGAGTCCAGGAAGGACAGCAGAGAAATAAGTGAACGCGTCTTCAGGGATTATGAAGCCGGAAAGTGATACGCTGACGCCCTGCAAAACAATGACTCCCGCCGAAGACTACAACGCCGTTCACTCGAAACGTTACGAGCAAAGCCTGCTCTGGATTGCCGACCTTGCGGATAAAGCCGAGCGCATCCTGGACGTTGGCGGCGAAAGCCCGTTCACGGAGATCATCCGAAAACGCTGGCCTGGAAAACTGGTGCCTTACTACGGTGGCGATCTGAAGAACGGATTCGATTTGAAAGAGCCAGTGGATTTGATCCTCGCAATGGAGGTTGCGGAACATATCCATGATCGGGAAACCGATGAGATTTCAACCGAGTGGACGAACTCCGGAGTTCTCAAGATGCTGGCCTCCTGCCATCTGTCCTTGAAGGAAAAAGGAATTCTGTTTCTGACTTCTCCGAACTGCGCCTCAATCACCAGCTTGCACCATTGCTTGAGCCATCGGGCCGCAATGCTGTACCGACCGCACGTTCGAGAGTTCTCGGTGTACGAGTTGGACATGCTGGTTCAGCAATCAGGCTTCACGATATTGAAAAGGGAAACCGTCGATTCGTGGAGAAACGCGATCAGTGACGAGCAACACAAAAGAATTGCCCAATTCATCAAGGCCAGCCACTATCCGACTGAGCTTCGTGGGGAAAACATTTTCGTGATCGCGGAGAAAAGTTCGCATGAGAACAATTGAACTCACGCAAGGCCATGTGGCATTTGTGGACGATGAGGATTATGATTCGATCATCACTCGCCCTTGGTACGCATTGCGTCATAGTTCGCGCTTGATCTATGCGAAAAGCCAGACTTTAGGATCGAAAAGTACAAGGCGCGATCTTTACCTGCATCATTTTGTCCTCCATACCGCGCCACCTATTCTGATTGACCATGCCGATAGAAACGGCCTCAATTGCCAGAAATCCAATTTGAGAGTTTGCACGAAGTCTCAAAACGCGGCCAACTGTGGTCTGAATATAAAAAACACGACGGGTTTCAAAAACGTTCGCCTTTACAGGTCTGGAAAGTTTCAAGCGTTCATCGGTTTTAACGGCAAAAACCTGTATCTTGGAACATTCGATACTCCAGAAGAAGCCGCACGCGCCTACGATCAAGCTGCCATTCAATACTTCGGCGAGTTTGCTCTCACAAACCAGATGATGGGATTGTTGCCATGACGTTTTACCACACAGCCAACGCCAGCCGGAGCACGAAGCTGGCTGATGGCCGGCGGGTGACGTTTGATGTTTACAAGCTGTTCGCCGGGTCATGGCTGGGCATCGCCGCCGTGGAAGATCCAAAGACCATCGCGGGGCTGGACGAGTTGGTCTTCAAACCCAAGTCGGGCATCACGCGAATCACGGAGGAGGAGTACCAGGCGCATCTCCAAAAAAAAAATCCTCAACGGAACTCGGTACGCTTAACCGCATCGCCGTTGCTGCCTCCGCTTCAAGCGGCTCTCCAACTGGTCGGAGGCCCTGCGGGGCGCCCTGCGGCAGTGGTCGATAACCCGAAACCAGCAGCGCCAGCCGTGGTGCTGCCGTCCGCGCCAGCCCGCGTGT